GAACGCGGACTATATCCTGAAGATCGCGGAAGGGTGGAACCTCGATGCCGAGTTCAACCGAGACAACATCGGGCAACTTTGCGACGAGTATCCGGGGATCGCCTTGGCGATCATCAACGATTATCGAGCGGCGATTACTGAAGGCCGCTTGGGAAACTGAAAGAGGCCGCTCGTGCGCTGTATCACAGGAAACAGAAGCGCAACGAAGCGGCGGGCGGCTTCGATCTTGGTTCGCTGTACGACAATGCGGAAGTGGAAGTGTGGCCGGAGAACTGGTCGGTCGTGTCGCTCTTCGCCAGGATCAGTACGCAATGGCGAGTTGGGTTTTCGGGTCCGGTCGGCCTTGATTACGGGGTGCTGTTTCGACTGATGGACGAAGAGGCGCTATCAAGAAAGGATTGGCGTCAAACGCTCGATGACATTCAGGTCATGGAGGTCGAGGCCCTCAACAAAATGAGCGAAGCCCATGTCTCTTGACGAACGCAAAGTAAGCATAGTCATCCAGGCTGACGGCACTGGTGCGGTCCAGTCGATCAAGGACGTTGAATCGGCTGGCAAGCAGATGGGTGCCACGCTGTCCAAAACCGGGCAGGAGGGGGCTGACGGTCTTGGAAAAATTGGGCAACAAGCTGGTGAAACCGACAAGAAAATGGAGCGGGCGATCCGCTCGATGATTAACCAGGCGCAACGGCTGCGTGCGGAAGTGGAGTCTTCTACTGGCGCCGCTTCCGAGCGGATGGAGAAGCTGGCGGAGATTCGCGGCATCGGAAACGACGCCCGGCTTCAGAAAGAAATCAGCCTACTGAAGCAGTCTGAAGCGGCTCACGCGGCGCTCGCCGCCCAGATGGGCAATGTCGGGTTAACTGCAAAGCAGATGCAGGCTTCGCTTCGCGGCCTGCCGGCGCAGTTCACGGACATCTTCACGTCCTTGGCAACCGGACAGATGCCGATCACCGTGCTGCTTCAACAAGGCGGTCAGATCAAGGACATGTTCGGAGGCATTGTCCCCGCTGCCAAAGCCGTTGGTGGGGCGCTTTTGGCGATGGTCAATCCATGGACCATCGCGGGTGCGGCTATAGCCGTTTTTGGCGCCGCAATGTATTCCGCCGAAAAAGACATGCAGGTCTTGCGTGGTGCGCTCCTTGAGTCTGGCAATGCGGCGGGCACGACCTTCGCTGCTCTACAGGGGATGGTTGACCGACTCGATGAAGTCGGTGGGGTTTCTCGTGGAGCGGCTTCCGAAGGGCTCGCGGCTTTCGTTCGTACCGGAGAAGTCGCCAGCAGTGAACTTGAACGGTTTGTGGCTGCGGCTATTCAGCTTGAACGTGCCGGAGGTCCGGCGGTTGAGAAAACCGCGCAGGCGTTCAAAGACCTCGGTAACGATCCGCTGAAAGCGGTGATGAAGCTGAATGACTCGATGAATTTTCTGACCCAGGCGGGTTACGAACAGATCAAGGCATTGGTCGATGTCGGAAAAACGACGGACGCGGCCAGGGTGGCGCAGGAACTGTATGCAAAGGCGCTGGAAGAGCGTGCGCCGGAGATGTTGAAGAACCTCGGTTACCTGGAAAGCGGCTGGATAAAAATCAAGAACGCGGTTGTCGATGCGTGGGACTGGATGAAGAAAGTGGGGTCCGGTTCGGAACTTGATAAAGTCCAAACCAAGATCGCTCTCACGGAAAGCGAGATTACAAACCCGGTCAATGCCAGCAATCCGGCGGCCTTGTTACAGCTAGGGGAGACGCTGAGATTACTGAAAGAGCGCGAAAGCGTTCTTCAGTCCGAAGAGCGTTTGCACAAGCGTTCCGCCGATCTTCTGCGTGAACAGAAGTTGCAAGTTGAAGCCATCGATGAACTTGCCCGTAGAGGCGAACGGCGTTTGAGCGATGAAGCGAAACTGCAGCGCGAAATCCGGCAGGAAACGGAGTTGATGGTCCGGGCCAAATGGACTCAGGAGCAGATCGACAAGCGCATCGTCCAAATGTGGGACGAGGCCAACAAGAAGAAAAGCGTGGGTGGCGCGGGTAAGGCGGGCGACCCGTTCGCGGCCGATCGAGCGATGGCCGAAGAATACGAAAAGACGATGAAGTCGATCATCGCTCTTTCTGGCAAAGCGCAAGCGGAGCAGGCCAAGCTCACCAAGTCTCAGGAGGCTTTGAACACGCTGCTGCAAAACCCGCTGTTCAAAGCCATGCCGGAGACGTGGAAGCAGACTGCTTTGCAAACCCTGTATGCCAACATCGCGCAGGAGCAGGCGACGAAACAGCAGGATGAATACGTTCAGCAATTGAAGAAAACGAATGAGGAGAATGCTCGTTCCATAGCGTCGTATGAGAAAGAAACCAACGCCATTCTGAAGAATGCTCAAGACCTGGAACTGAAAGCGCAAAAACTGGGGCAAACTGCAGACAAGCAGGCAGACCTGACTGTTGCTCAACTCGACTCGAACATCGCGGAACTCGAAGCCATCAAGCTTGCTTCGGAGTTCTGGAGCGCAAACGAGTTGGAACTGGATGCACTCAATCGCCGTATCGATGCACTCAAGAAACTGAAAAATGCGACAACATCTTTTGGTGGTGCGCAAGCCGCTCAGGATGAAGCGAGACGGGCCGAGAAAGCGTGGGTTGACGCTGGCAACAGCATTGCGTCTTCGTTGACGGATTCCCTGGTGCGGGGCTTCGAGAGCGGCAAGAGTTTTGCGGACAGTTTGATTGATTACATCAAGACCGCGTTCAAGACTTCGGTTGTCAAGCTGGTGATCGAACCGGCAATGAAGTCGGTCGTCGGTCTTGGATTGGGGCTTCTTGGTGCGCCGGCTTCTGCTATCGAAAAAGTGGGAAGTGGCGGAGTCGCTCTTTCCGGTTCCACTGGCTTGCTCGGCTTGTTTGGTGCGCTTGGAGGCATCGGTTCAGGTTTTACTGCCGGATTGACTGGTGCCCTGACTCCTGGAGCCACGATGAGCAGTGCTCTGGGGTCGTGGTTGATGAGCAGTCAAGCCACGACCGGTTCGCTTCTCGGCACCGCGGCCGGAGTAGCCCTGCCGTACGCTGCCGCGGCCTATGGGCTCTATAGGCTCATCAGCGGCAGGGGTACGGGCCGTGACCGCGATCCCGCTAAAGGCTGGCAGGGCTTGATTAGCATGTCCGGCGCCACTGACACCCTTCTGCCGTTCGATCCGGCTTTCATGGGCAATCCGGGTGGCGGCTCGACCACTCTGGCGACGCTGCAGGACTACGTACTGAATACGGCGGCGCTGATCCGCTCGGCTGTCACTAGCCTTGGTGGGTCAGTCAACCCGTTGACGATTGGCGCGCGGATGGCTACGTCCGCTGACATGAGCGAAGCCGGCGGACTGGTGCTCTCTGCTGGTGGGCGTACCCTGTTTGAGCGTAACGCGTCTGGCCTGGCCGACGAGGCGGCAGTGTATGCCTGGCTTGCCGAGCAGCTTCCAGCGGCGCTACTGGTCGGACTGCAAAATGCCAACCTCGAAAAGCCGTTCGCCGACTACTTCGCGAAACTGTCACCGGAAAAGGCCACCGACGCACAGATCAATGCTGCCATTGAAACGGCCACCGCGGCAATGCAGATGGCCGAGCAGACAGAAATGCTTGGTGGCGCCTTCCTGCAGCTTGCGGATATCAGCGTCGACGCACGGTCGAACATTCTCGCGCTGACCGGCGGGCTCGACGCCTTTCTGCAGAAGACGGCAACCTACCTCGATCTGTATTACGCCGAGGAGGAGAAGGCGGCAATCCAGGCGTACAACGTGGCCAAGCGCCTGACCGAGGCGGGCGTCGAGATCAACGGGCTCGACACCGCGCCCGAGTTCAGGGCGATCGTCGAATCGCTTGATCTATCGAAGGAAGCGGGTCAGAAGCAGTTCGCCGTCCTGCTCGACGTGGCTGGCTCGTTCTACGAGCTTGTCGATTACATGGCGAAGAACAAGGTCGATCTGAATCAGTTGTCCGGTGGCATCTTCAACATCCTGCCCGGCATCGATCAGATAGTCGCCGGTCCAAGCCCCGTGCCGGAAGACGAAATCTCGAAGACCGCGCCGTGGTTGCCCGCGTTGAAGGAAACTTGGGACAACTACCACCTGACGCTCGACACAACGATGACCAATCTCAACAACAACTTGACGACGATCGGATCGAAGTTCGCTCAAGGGGTTGCTGACATGGCTTCCGCCATGGCTTCGACCGTGGCGTCGATCGCATCCCGGCCGATCGACGTGACGGTCAAGATTCAGGCATCCGAGGTCAACGGGGGCATCACACCGTGAGAACGCTCACCGCAGAACTGATCGCAAGGCACGCGGCACCAGTTCAAAAGCCGGCATGGTTGGTCAGGATCATGTTTTCGACTCCAGTTCGCTTGTCGTCGTCTTCCGGTGGGACGTTCTTCGGTGAGTCGTGGGTAAGTGCGGCGGTCGACGTGCGGGATGTTCGTGTCGACGGCATGTCGGTATCTGGTTCGATCTCCATCGGCAATGCTGACGATTTGTTTGCGTATTCCGTGCTGGTCGAAGGTGCCGGCGGGAAGGCAATCACGATCTACGGTTACGATGCCGGTGCGGTAGCGGACGACGACTTTGTGCGCCTGGTGGATTGCGTCGGCGGCGAGGCGGAAGTTGGTCCTGATCTCATCAAGATCGCACTTCGTGATTCGCACGAATTCACTACGACGCCGCGAGCCTACGTCAACGC